ACCCTTTTGAAATAACCGATTTTCTTTTTAGAGAATATAAAATGTATAATGAAGGTGAAGAAATAATAATGGAGACTTCATTCTTTGAAACAATTCATCACGTATACACACCCAAAGAAATTATGGACATAACAGATTTATCAATTGAGTATTTAGACCCGATTGGAAATGTTGTTAACGGGTTGAAAATGTCGATAAAAGGTGTTAATTTTGAAAAACACCATTCATATTCCGATGACGGTTTAATGGTTACAAAATTAAGATTTATTCTTAAAAAAATTGATAAGTATTTTAAAAATAACGAAAAACAAAGTGTAAGTTATGGACAACCAAAAGAGTGAACAAGTTAACCACCCGACCCATTATGGGGGTGAAGATAATCTTTATGAGGCTATAAAGGTCATTGACGCTTGGGAATTAGGATTTAGTTTAGGTAACACCGTAAAGTATATTTCAAGAGCTGGAAAGAAAGACCCCCAAAAAGAATTGGAGGATTTAAACAAAGCTCTATGGTATCTACAACATCATATTGACAACCTTAAAAAGAAATGATTTCGTATATTTATTAGTATGAAATCAAAACATGTTGAAAAAATCAATAAACTGATTGAGGAATACGGAGAACCCGAAACAGCTAAAAAGTTGGGTGTTAGTTTACCGGAATTATATGTAATAACAAAAAATGAGGTTGACGAATATATGGCTGGTGAACTTATTTACCATTTGTTATCAATGGATAAATTACCAAAAAAATACAACGGTTTTGAAATTTATTTAGATGATTTTGCTGGTACGGTCGTATGGTCAAGAACAACTTTAATTGAAGTCAATAAAAAAAGTTGTATTGAAGAAAGTATTTTTTACGCTACACCATTTTGGGATGGTAATGAAGGAATACCAATTGATTCTAGTTATTATCAAGTTTATAATACAAAATACAATGAAGGTACCATAAAAGAAACGTATTTTAGTGATACGGTAATATATAACGAAATGTTACCATCAGACACAATATTTTCGAATATCGAAGAACTAATTGTTTGGTATAGGGATTTTTATTTACCAAAGACATATGAAGTTATTATGAATATGTTAGAAAAAATTAGATTAGTTACCAAGAAAGAGGTGATTGAAGCTATTGACAAGGAATCTTAATTTACCTAAATTTATTTATGAGAAAAATATTAAATGAGGATGTTGGAACTCATGACTATGGTTGTTTAATGTTATATTTTGAGTTCCCAGGTATTAAGTCATTTCATTCGGTAATTGAACCAAATGACGTTTATCATAAAGAAGGTGATAGAAGTTACGGACTGGAAGATGAACCACACGTAACATTATTGTACGGGTTTCACGATAATGTTGACCCAGATAACGTTATCGATGTGGCTATGAAATATGAATACTCACATTGTAAACTACATAACGTATCTTTATTTAAAAATCCACAATATGAAGTTTTAAAGTTCGATGTTGAGGCTGATTTTCTAAAAGAAGTTAATGGGGATTTAAGAAATTTCCCACATACAAACGAATATAAAGACTACCACCCACATATGACAATAGCTTATTTGAAACCCGGAACTGGTGATAAATACGTTAATAAGTTGGATTGGTTAAAATTCCATTTAATACCAAATAAGTTAGTATACTCATCCCCAAACGGAGAAAAACAAATCGAAGAAATATGACACTTACCTATACGGAACAAATAGACAAATTCATTAAACGTGAAATAAAAGCCAAATCAATTTTTGATATTAAATTAATTGATAAAAAGGTAGCTTATGAGTTTGTTAAAACTTATCATTATTTGGGTGACGCCAAATTCTTCAGTAAGTTTGCTTATGGGCTGTATCATAAAGAAACTGATAGACTATTAGGTGTGACAACATTTTCAAATCCACAAGGTAATGTTGCCTTAAAAGGTTGGTTCGGATTACCAAACACAGACCAAACAGTTTTGGAACTTAGTCGTTTATGTGTTTTACCTGAATTAAATGGAACCAACTCAACATCGTACTTACTTGGTAATAGTATTAAATTACTCAAAAAGGAAGGTGTTAGAGCTGTAATAACATTAGCTGACGATAGTAGACACAACGGAAGTATTTATCAAGTTTGTAACTTTAGATATTACGGTTTAACAGATAAAAAGTCCGACTTCTTCCACTTCAATGATAAAGGTGAATGGAAAGTAAACCCAAGAGGACCTACAAAAGATAGACAAGGTGTTTGGATTAATAGAACACAAAAACACCGTTATAGTTTTATAATTGATGAAACACTAAAGTGTTTATATGAACAACAACCATACCCAAAGAAAACGGATGTTAAGGAGTATGACTGTTGTGGTGGAACTAAACTTGTAACAGACAAAAGGTTTAATATTAATTATCCTTGTCCGAAATGTACAGTCGAGGAAGTTACAATTGAAGATTAATAAATGGGGGCCATAACCCCCTTTTTTTATTGTGTGAGATATTTATACATAAAAAGTATAATGTCAAAAAAAATATTAGTTGAAAGTGGGTTAAGGGACATTAACCAATTATCCAAAAGATATAAGAAAGCTAAAATATATTTTCATCAGGATTTGGATGGTGTAACCACAGCTCTTGCTATGAAAGATTATTTGGAAAACAACGGAATTGATGTTGTTGAAGCTGAAATCATTCAGTACGGGGACAAAGAATTTTCAATAAAGAAGCTTGACGCTAGTGGCGACGTTATGCCTGTATTGGTTGACTTTGCTCATGGGAAACCAATGTTTGTTATTCACACTGACCATCATGATAGACAAGCTGGAGCTGAAGAAACAAAAACAAAATCATTTAGGTCTTCACGTTCAAATGTAGAAACAATATCACAAGTTGTATCACCTAGAGAAATATTCACATCGGATGATGTCTTAACAATCTCCACAATTGATTCAGCTAACTACGCATCCCAAAATGTTTCGGTTGATGATGTAATTAATTATTTATTTAGACTAGATAAAGAAAAGTCACTTCGTCAAAATAAGATGACAATGGGTTTGGTAGCAAACAAATTACTTTTAGCTTTTAAAAACAAACCAGGTTTCTTAGAGGATATCGTAATGAACTCAACTTGTAGTCTTATTAGTATTTTAAACACTATTAAAAGAATAATGACCGAGAAAGGCTACGCTGACGTTTCACAACTCGAAAAGAATAAGGAAGACTATATCAAACAAATGAAAAGTCATCCAAATGTTCAAACTAGTGGTAATATAATTGTTCAGTATGGTGGTGGTAAAATGACAGCACCTGGTTCTTATGATAGATACACACCATTTAAAAACAATCCCGAAGCTGACTTCTTGGTAATTGCTTGGCCAATAGGATTGGTTCAAGCTTCATGTAACCCATTTAAAAAAGAAAGAGAACTTAAAGGTGTTAATCTTGGTGAGATTGCACAGGAAGTTTTATCAAAATGGGAATCACAACTTAAAGAAAAAGAAATATCGTTATCAACTATTAAGTGGATTTCAGAATCATCAAAAGATTTTGGTTCAGAGTCCGTTGGTTTTACATTTAAAGACTTTGTAGCTATATACGGTGATAAGTTTAAGACGGTTAAAAATGGTAAAGAGAAATTGAAAGAAATTGGACATATGATGCAAAATCCATTCACTTCATTAACAGAAGATGAGATGACACTCTTAGATGACATTACAGTTAGTGTTTGGGATTTAATCCAAGCTAATAGTGGTGGACATAAATGTATAACAAATATCTCAGGTTTAAACTTCATTGGAAGGTCAAAAAGACCACCACAAGGAAAATACAAATACGACCCAAACAAGGAAGACACACCATATATTAAATTTACGAAAATGATTCAAAACGAATTCGTAAAAAAATTACAAGAAAAAATTAATCAACAATGAAGTACGAGATTCAAAAAAGTAAACTAGACGACATAATGTATAAGTACATTGTCGATATGTTTGAAAATAACGAAATGGGTGAGTTAAGTTTAACTAACAATTTTGACGAAGAAGGTAATGAGACCGAAGACTCAATTGAATTTTATTTTGGTGATTATGGTGA